AATAATAAATAATATAAAATTATTTCTTTTAAATCTCATAAATCAAATCATCCCTTTAGATTAGTTATGTTTAATACTAGATACAGTTCAAATCGTTTTAGATGATATAAATTTCTTTACTTCTTTATTTAACGCAAGTGGTCCGTGGTTAAATTATTTAAATACCATTCAAACCTATGTAAATACTACTTCTAATTTTATACAAAATCCATTTACTACATTAGCAGCATTTCTTCCGGAAGACGTTAAAAAATATATAGATAATTTTAATAGTATCGGGGAAGATCCCGAAGGATTTATATCTGATAATTTGGCTAATTTTGGATTATCTTATATAAATACTGCTCTACAAGGAGATATTGTCGGAGCTTTAGTTGAAAAATATGGTTCTAAATATTCTTCTGGCGTTACTCCTCTAAGTGATGTGATGAGTAAAGCTAAATCAATTTGGGAGAGATACAATTCAGATGATTCTAGTATACCGGATGTTAATGATTTGATGGATGCTAATTATTACAATGGTGGAACAGAAGATGTTTTAGGAAATCCAAAAGATCCATATGATATAGGAGCTAATTTAAAACAAAACTTCAAAATATTAACTAAAGAATTCAAAGGATTACAAACTGATTTACCAAAAGATTTAGCTGGTGCTGGTGATTTTTTAAATTCTATAAATCCATTTAAATCTAATAAAAATATTAATAGTGCAAAGCCAGATGAAGATGAGGGATTAACGGATAGCATAAATCCTAATCAACAAAGACTTCCAGCTACATAATATAAATGACTACATCTTTAAATAATATTTATATAGGACTTGTTGTAAATAATAAAGACCCAAAGCAAAAAGGAAGAGTTCAAGTATATATTCCTCATTTGACAAATACTTTATATTCCGGTTGGAATGAATCTAATAAAAATATAAGATTTAGAACTTTGGATTCTGATGTTTTTACACCTGAAATAACTCAAAGATTAATTGATGTATTACCTTGGGCTGAAGTAGCTATGCCATTTTTTGGTGGTGGAACTGGTGCTCCGGTTGATAATAACAACAATCCAACCCCAATACCTACAGAAGTAGAATCAGAATCAGATACATTGTATTTGAATCTTGATGGAGAATCACCAAGTACACCAACTGATGAAATTCCATTAGAAAATTTAAATACTCCCGATCCAAATAGAACAAATGTAGCTAATTTAAATTCATCTGTATATAATAACGCAACGCATTTTCTTTCTAATTTTCCGGATGCTAGGATATCCGGCGCGGCTGAATCAACTGGTCATAGTGCTGGTAGTGCTCATTATCCCGATAATAATAAAAATGAAAGTGGTCCTTACGCTAAAGGTGGTCTTGCATTAGACATTAGTGCTCTAGATAAAAATAAAAACCCAATAACAGACCAAACTAAGGCTGCATATCTTAATTGGTTTGCTAACCAGCCTGGGGTTTCTAAAATATACTGGGAAGGCGATCATCTTCACGTTGGATGGCCAAGATCAGCAGATGAAGTTACTGATAAACCAGAAATTAAATCGTTAGTTTCTGAACCAAAATGGTTTACAATAGCTAAAAACAATATAGAATCTGAAAAATTAGCTCAAAAAGCTAATGGTATTAATAATCGCCAAGGGACTCTTTCATCTGAAATAGAGAGAATTGATTTTGAAACTCCTCTTCCGGAAATGCAACCATCTACTGATCCCATAGTAGTAACCAAACCACCAGAACTAGTACCAAGAATATGTACAGATTTTAACGGCTCCTCAGGGGATGGGTCGTCGTATATTGGAAATGCGGGAAGCTCTATTGGATTTATAAGTGCTCCTCAAGTGGGAGCAAAAGCATATGTTATGTTTTTGGATGGAAATCATTTAAGTCCTATAGTTATTGGTGCTTTTATAGAACCATCTAATACCTATATATAGTTGTATTTTTTATATAAAAACTAAATATATATTATGATTGCAGTTGATACTAGTATTTTTCAAAATTTAAGTGGAGGTTTGGTTCCACCGACAATAACTCAAGATGTGTCATATGAAAAAAGTAGATTAGGAAATGAAGCTGGAGCTTTAGTATTTTGTAATAAAGTAAGGAAAGACGAGTTCGGATCTTTTATCCCTGAAGATACTTCATTCATTCAGTTACAGGATAAAAATAAATCTTTTATTAGTTTTAGAGGAGGAAAAATAATATCCAAAACAACAAGTGATAAATCTGATTATATTACCGCTAATTATTATAAGTTTGTAGGTAATGACGCCCAATATTATTATTACGGAGACAAATATGAAACTATAAGAGGATCTCATCACTATATTAGTGGAACGCACGATAAAAAAACTGTAGAAGCAGCTCAAAAATTACAAAAAATAACAAGTCAGATAGATAATAAATGCGTAGAAGAAATAGAAAAAAACGCAAAGAATGATGAAAAAATTGTATGCCCTGTTTGTGGAACAAATAAAGTTGACATAGATAGAGCTTCCACAATGGTTAATACTGCGTTTAAATATATAAATGCACTTTTTAATATAAAACCAAATTCTTCATTTGGTAGTTTAATGGAAAAGGCGCAAGCAGTATTGCGAACCGTATTGGGGTTTTTTCTTGATGATATAATAATAGCCGCATTAACTGGAGGTTCGTGCGGATGTAGTGGTTGTAAAAATGGATCCATATCATCTCCTCTTTATGCAATACAACAAGGAAATAAAGCAGCTGCTGATGAATACGAAAAAAATAAAAAACAAATTGAAAAATTACAAAAACAAATACCAGCAGAAAGTCATATCAAAACTTATTCTTCAGATTATATAACAAAAATTGGATTAGTTAGAAACGAATCTAAAGTAATTTCTTTTGGAGAAAAGAATCCTATAATTACAGGATTAGTAAAGGGGAAGCCAGACTGGTGTTTAATTCCATCATCAGCTGGAGCATGTAAAAGAGCTATATATAGTCCTCCTACTTTATTGGCCGGAAGTAAAACTTGGGATATAGGACAGCGTTATAATGTAACGGTTGGGTCTGGAGGTTATACTATAGAAACATCTGGAAAAGCTGCATTGGTAGGAGCTACAACTTTAGTTAATGCGACTGAAGGTGAATTAGTGATGGCATCTAAAAATAAAACTATAATATCCGGAGCAAACGTAGTCATAGAAGCTAGGCAAGCAGATGGTGATGCGATATGTTTAGAATCTGATAGAGTTTGGGTTGGAGGAAAATTAAGCGTAAAAGCAGATCTAGCAGTTAAAGGTTCAATCGTAATGGATGGGGGTATTCAATGTAATCATTTAATAACACCAATTGAAAATACACAAACCACATTATCTAGTTCTCCACATAATGTACATTCCGGATCAAATTGGAATAATCCAATAAAACCGGATGCTACTACGATGGATGTGTTCGATAAAATTTGGAAAAATATAGAAAGAATTCCAGTTGTTAGTCTTTTATTGGCAATATTGCGTCCAGATTTTATTAAAACTATTACTGAAGAAACATATTCAACTGCACAAATAAGTCAAGTTGTTGATAATACTTTTTTACCGACTGGATATGCGATGATATATGATTATACTACATATATGCCAATTACGGTTTATGGATTTGGAACATGTAGTTATGGAGGAATAAGTTCATTAAATGGTACTGCTTTCGTAACACCTTCTATGATACCGATTTATACATACACTCATAATCATGGATCTCCAGGGGATCAACATTCTCATAGTTATATAATGCCTAGAATGCTTGGTTATGATAGTGCTGCGGCGGCGACGGCTTCACGGGATGAACCTTCCGTTATTCCTACTCCTGCTAGAGCTACTGGTATGGGTAATCAAACTGGTAACTATCCTAGCTTGGGAGATTTAGGACCGTGTGGAGGTGGAGGATCTCCATTCGGAAATGCATCTAGAATTAGAGCTGCTAGAATAAAAAGAAATCAATCATATGGTATAAATTCTGATAATGCTTTTGGTGATAAGGATTATGTAGACGCACCAGTTAAGTTTACTCCAGATGGAGAATTAATACCAGAACCTACATTTAATTTATTTGAATGCGAATAATTTATTATAAGATACTATAATAAATAATTTTCTAAAACGTACTTATAGAATGTTTCTTGTAATTCCGAACTTTTCATTATCTTTCTATAATCTGGTAATGGATCAACCACAGTTCTTGCTAATTTAGCATCCATTGATATTCCAGTTTTAGAAATATTTGAAGTTATAGTATCAATTCCTAATAACACAGATATATTATCAAGTTGATCATACCAATATTTTAAATAAATTTTTGAATTGTTTTTAGATGCAACTATAAAAAATACCGGAGGAACTTCAAATTTATTTAAATATATTTTCCAACCTCTTGTTATAAAAAATCTTTTTAAGAACTCTATAAAATATAATGTATTTTGTTTTTTACCAAAAGATAACATTTCATTTGTAAAATTTTGATATTCTTGTGCTGTTGATTCTATATCTAATATAGTATTAAAATCTAGTGGTTTTGAGCACATATCAACTTGATATGAGTATGAAAATAAATCATTATATTCTTTGCTATGTGCAATAATATTTAACGGGGGTAGATTTTCGATTTGATCTATTGTTTTTAGTAAAGGTGCTATTGTAATTGGGGGTTGTTCAAAACATATAGATTCGTAAAAATTATATTGAGGATAGATTTTTTTAAGATCCGGATTTTCTAAAATTCCTCTTACGTATATTTCTTTTTGTTTTGGATCTTTATCAGCAAAAGAATCTAAAGTCGTTTCTTTAACTGGTATTCCATCACTATTACAAATAATACCTTCTATTATCTGAGTTCCTCCTAATTTAATAGCTTCAACTTTAACTATATTTCTAGGTAAGAAATTTATATATGATGCAGATAACACTAATCCTAAAGGCATTCTAGGATCACCAACAGTTAATAATGTTGAAAAATCTTGAGATGGTGTATAAAATGGTTCCGGATCATTTAAAACTGGATCTATATTTGGTATGTTTACTACTTTTAGTACTTCGCAAACGAATCCCTTTAAATCAAAATCGGGATCTAAAAGTTTAGAACTATTTGATTTAAATACCGTTGAATTAAATATTTTTTGTTTGCAAATTTCTTCTATGTCCATATTAATCTAAAAAATTTTCACTTTGTTGTTTTATAAATATATTTTTTAAAAATTCCATCATAGCATCTCTATCTCTTGGATTTTCAAATTTTTGAATTATAACTCTGTCATCATCTAAATTGTAACCAAAAAGTAAAAATGTATTCATATATTCACTTATGGTATCTTTTAGTATTGACAAATCTCTTTTTCCTATTTTTTGTTTTTGTTTAAGTTTTTTTTCCCAATCTAATAAACTTTTTTGTAGTTCTAAATTATCTATTTCTTCGAAAACTTTTTGTTGTATTTCCATCATAGTAGAAACACTAATAATATCATTTTTATTGTCTCCAGATAATGAATTTATATTAGTTTGTTTTTTACTTTTATATTTTTGTTTTTTTGGTTCCATTTTATTTAGAATATGATGGAGATTTATTATTTATGTTAAATTTTGAAAGATATTCAACTACAACTTCTATAGAACTTGTTTTTAGTTTAAAATTGTCTGGGATATATTGTCCACCATCATATATGGCAAAATATTCTTCTCCAAAAAAATTATGATTATTAAAACATGTTATAAACACAGAAAGTCCTTTAGGATCTACTATTACGGTCCATGATCTAGCATCCGAATTGGAATAATCCGAATATAACTTATCAGTTACGTATCCAGAATCCCTTAGACGTTTAATGAAATAACTTAGTGATGTGATTTTATTAATACCCATATAATTAATTTATATTTTATATTCTATTTAACAAGTGCGGAAACTATATATTTTATTTCTACGTCTTGATGTTCTTTAGTCTGAAAAACAAAAACTTGATGAGAATTATTTATTTTTACTTTAACTGGGAGTTTACTAGATATTAAATTTTTAAAAACTTCTATTTTAATAGCTATAGGTTTATGTAAAAGATCACCTATAAACTTATCATTAATTGAAAATGTCATATTATCTACGTTACTCATCGTTTTATCATCTATATCTACATAGATACTATTATTTTTACTATAAAAATATATTTTAGAAACATCAGTAGAAAATGAATATGCTGACATTATTTGTTTTAATTTGGGTATTGGTATTTCAAACTCAGTATCAAAATTTAATTTTTTAATAGCATCTACGTTAACACTTGATTCTGTGATAATCCCATCATCAACTAAATGATATTTAAAAAATATATTTTCTGTTTCTAAATCGCTTTTACTCTGGCATCTTAGATGGTTTTTATTTAAAACTATTGAAAATTCTCCATTATCACCCAAACATTCTAAACCAGTTAGAAACTTTTTAATACTAATTATATTAAGTTTTAAATCTGAAATCTCTACTGGTAAATCACATGATGCATACAATATAACAGATTTATCGTCTGATGTGCATACTGTATACATTGAATTTTTATAAGTTTTCAATACACAAGAGTCTGAGGCTCTATTTATAGGTTTTAAAAACTTTTCTAATGATGTTTTTGGAATGGGTATAATAATGTCATCCATTTTTTATGAGAGAAATTAATAGCTCTAAATTTTTATTAATATTTTCTAAAATATTTTCTATTTTTTCTGAATTTTGAACTGTATTCGGATTAGATATCTGCGGCTGATTATCAGAATATGATCTAGGAATCGGATCAGGTATCAATCTTTGAATTACTTCTTCCGGTGGCGGAGCAGCAAATCCAGAGCTATTAGCTTGATGTTGATTATATACGTTATTTCTATTTTGATTTGGATTAGAATTTGTTACTTTAGATACAAAATCATTAACGTTTAATCTATTTGCTGGTACAGATCTTCTATCTATTGATAAAGAGTCTATTTGATTGAGGCTTGAGCCGACGAACTTTGCAAGCATTGCTGCTTGCAAAGCGTCTTCTTGTGATTCAGTCATATATTATAGATCTTTTAGAATATCTTGCATTCTTTGATCTTCATCTGATAGATTATTATCTTCAACGTCAGAAGATGACTTGGTGATATTCTGTTCTTCGTCTTCTTCGACTTCTTCGATGACAGAAGATGTAGATTCTGATTCTTCTTTACCGAAGAAGTGTAAATCCATGAGTTTTTTAATCTCATCATATGTCTTTCTCTGAAAGAAAGAATCTAGTGGTTTTACGGATTCATAAATAGAATCTACGTCATCGAGTCCTTCGATCTTTGAAGGAGACATGAATCTAGAGCTTACATAAGTTGGATATCCACCTTCATTCTTCTCAACTTTAACTCTTAAATTGCAACCATTTTCAGATAAATCAAAAATTCTAAATCCAAACTCTTGACTATCGTCTCCGTCGATTGCACTTTGAATTATTTTCTGTAGCTGTGTTCCTGAATTCAAAATCTTAACCTTTCCGTTATTTTCTGGATTTGTAGGATCGCTTATTACGTAAACGTTATAAAGCCATTTCTCAGTCTTCCTTAGTGGTTTCGATTGTTCAATTAATGCTTGATTCTTGGAAGCCCAAACCTTGGATCTATATTCATCAATTGGGCATTTTTCTCCATATGTATTTGGACAGAGGATAGAAATTTTCTTCCCGCTTACACAGCTGTCGAAAATATGCTGCCAATAATGAAATCTAGTTTTTGAATTATCCTCTAGGTTTGGAAGTAGTCGAACTACGTATGTTTTATCTGGTTCACATTTTAAGAAATCCTTAAAAGATGATTCCGTGTTTGTTTTTGCGCTTAACGAATCCTTCAAGGATTCGAACAATGTTGATGTGTATTTACTCATATCGAAATTAATGATATCAATTATTTGTTTTTTTGCAACTCTTTTTTTACGTAATCTTTTATTTTCTCTGTTCCCCTTTTAACAAACTCTATAGTTTTAGGAGATGAATTATATCTAGTTTTAAATTTTATTATTTTATTTGATAAGTCACTAGAAAACATATCCAGAATATCTATTTGAGTTTCGTCTATAGTTTTAATTAGATTAGAAAATTCCATTAAACTATATATGTTTATTTGTCTTTCTCTATAGTGATTCATCCAGCTATATACTAATCCGGTTTTATAATTTATATAATTTTCGACTTCAATTTTTTGATGTAAACAAAATTTCATTATAAACAAAAAACTTTGTTTAATATCATCAAATTGTTTTTCTGGATTTTGATCTTCTTTTTGTTTACTACTTATAGAATAAGCTCTTATAGCAGATCTAGTATTGAAATAATCTAATTTTGGATATGGTTGATTATCATATATTAAATTAGGAGATTCGAAAAAATCTTCTATCTTAATATTTTTAAATTTAGAAAAAAAAGTATCTAATTTTTTTAAATTTAAACTTACATACTCTGATATTTCATCAAAATCTTTTCTATATTTGTATGGTTTCCCTTGTCTAGAGTTTTTTAAATATATGTTATATATTTTCTTTTGGTGTTCTGTTATATTTTGCATTTTTATTCATTTTAGATCTGAATATTTTTTTATAACAATTTGGAGTAGAATTTAAATACGCTTTCAAAACTAAATGTAAATTATTTTCTCCTAATATTGAGAAATAAATTTTTTGAGTTTTTTTGTCGTCTATTATCAATTTTAATAGATTTAAAAAATTAATTTTTTTTCTTTTTGAAATGCATATAAAAGATCCAACTTTAAGTGTTAATTCTTCAAATTCATCCATATTTATTTTTTCGGACGGATTATAAAGTTCTTCTAATTGTTGTGAAGATGTTATTATCATAATGGAGTAAAGTTTTTAGTCAATTCTAAAAATAATGGTGTTAGTTTTCCTACACCTAAAAATGTTGTTGCGTTACCATCACAATATTTTTCACAAAAGTTTTTTAAATCTATTGGGGTATCTGTTATTTTTTGTCTTATTTTTACCTTTTCATTTTTAGTATTTATGATTATAAATAACTCATAATCATATTTATATATTAAATAATCAACCAGTAAAGGATTTGAGTTTTCTATGGAAATAGCCAAAGCTTTTTTATACTCGGAATTTATTTTTATTTCACCTTTAAAAATTTTTAAATTATTAACTTCTTTTTTTATTTTTTGTTTAATTTCTGAAATTATTCTTTTTTGTTTTTCTTCGAAATCAAAAAATCCATTTTTATATTTTTTAATAAAATTTGAAAAATCGTTTTTAAATTCATTCCAAAAAATAATATTTAAATCAAAAGATTGTTCATAATTTAATCTTAAACAATCATAATCATCC